TGTTGCGACTGATGGTCGTTACTGTGTAATTGATCCAGTGATGGCAGAAGTCTTGATGGATGAGGATTCAAAACTCATCAATGCAGACTTTGGTGGTTCTTCAGAGATCCGCAACGGTCAGCTTCCAGCTAAGATCCGTAACTTCACTATCTATGTATCTAACAACTTGCCTTACTTAGGCAACGGTGCAGGTACAGCCGCCGCAGCGGGTTCCGAAACTAACTTCGGTGTTATGGTTGCAGGTCACGATAGTGCGGTAGCAGTAGCGGATCAGATCGCTAAAGTGGAGACATTCCGTTCTCCTACCACATTTAGTGATATTGTTCGGGGTATGCAACTATATGGCAGAAAAGTACTACGCCCAGAGGCGCTGTTCACTGCTAACTATAACCTAGCATAAACTTACTTAGGGGGGCAGGTCAAGTACCTGCCTCTCACTTTATTAAGGTTAACTTATGCCCACTACTTACATCGATCTTTGTAACCAGACCCTTCGCCGCTTAAATGAGGTGGAGATTGCGGATGCTGACTTTTTGTCTGTCCGTGGTGTTCAGGCACTTGTGAAAGACTCTGTTAAATCAGCGGTAGCTAAGATCAATCAGGCAGAGTTCGGGTGGCCTTTTAACGCCGCTGAACAGACTGATACTTTAGTAGTTGGTCAAACAGAATATACTTGGCCTCAGTATTTTAAAGTAGCCGATTGGAATAGCTTTCAGATCCAAGCAGATAGTAGCTTGGGGGCTGGATTTAAAACATTAAAATATATTGACCAAGATGAGTGGTACTCCACGCATCGTGATGATGATTATACGGCGGGTAATGCTGGCAGAGATATGCCTGAGTTTGTGTTTCCTTCCCACGGCAACGGTTATGGAGTAAGCCCATCACCAAATAAAACGTACTCCATTAGATACCGATATTTTCTAAATTACTCTGACATCACAAATGCAACTGATGTCACCCGCATTCCAGAAAGCTTTGACACCGTTTTAATCGATGGTGCGCTTTATACGATGTACATGTTCAAAGATAATCTAGAGGCTGCTCAAGCCGCATATATTGCCTTTGAGAAGGGCATAAAAGATCTTCAGACCCTTTATATAAATAACTACGTTTCGATACGAGACACACGGGTTAAATTCTAAATGCCAGATCAGATACAGTCCTTTAAATTAATCTGTAGCGGCGGTCTTAACTCAAACGAAAATCATCTTGATCTTTCGGATAATAGTCCTGGCGCAGCAACACGATTAGTGAACTACGAACCAAGCCTCTTCGGGGGCTATCGTCGTATTGAGGGCTATGATGACTACGACAGCGATTATGGTGAAGTCACAGTAGATGGACAGACTACGGGCCAAGGTAAGATCTTAGGGCTTGCGATTTTCAAAGATGATGCGACTAACAGCACAAAAATTATCGCAGCACGGCAAGATGCTGGTGGCACAAACTATAGCTTCTATTACTACACTGCGTACATTGGCTGGCGTAAATTTACCTTAGACCATTCCGTTACTAGGCCTATGACTTTAAATGGCCTGACTGTAGACAAGTTACGCCACGCTACGTTTAACTTTGGTACGGGTAACCACATTATCTTTGTGGACGGGGTAAACCCCGCCATCGTATTTAACGGCGTGAATTGGAAAGAGATTAAGTCTACTCACACAGGGGGCTATCACGCATCCAATAATACGGCGGGGGGAGATCAAGCATTAAATGCTCCTGCTCTAGTAGATGTTTTTGAGAACCATGTGTTCTTATCTGGGCACGAGGCAGCTAGAGCCGCAGTAGCTCACAGCGCACCTAATGATGGTTATACATGGACTACTGCGGCGGGTGCGGGCCAAGTAGCCGCTGGGTATGACGTAGTACAGATTAAACCATTCCGTGATGATCTTTTTGTTTTTGGAACGAACTCAATTAAGAAAATCAATGTAGATGCGTCCAACAACTTTGTACTTAATCAGGTCACTGCCAACGTGGGCTGCGTATCAAGGGATAGCGTCCTAGAAATCGGTGGTGATCTAGTATTTTTAGCGCCCGATGGTTTAAGACCTTGCGCCTCAACTTCCCGAATTGGGGATGTGGAGCTTGAAACAATCTCAAAGCCGATACAGGCCACTCTAGTAGATCTTATCGCCAATGAAGATATGACTACACTTAACGGAGTAGTGATTAGATCTAAATCTCAGATCAGATACTTCATTGGTGATGGGTCTAAGTCTGCCCCCGAAAGTATTGGTATTATAGGCGGTCTAACAGACAGTGCGGGTTCTATAAGCTGGGAATTTGGAGAGTTACTAGGTATTCGGGTGTCCTGTTGCGAAAGCGGTTACATAGGCACAACAGAATTTGTTCTTCACGGTGACTATGATGGAAAAGTTTACCAACAAGAAGAAGGCATAAGTTTTAACGGCGATGATATACTAGCTATTTATTCTACGCCGTATTTAGACTTCGGAGAGACAGAGCAGCGCAAGGTACTGCGTAAAATCAATACTTTTATTCGGGCAGAAGGCCCGTTGGAAATGCTTTTATCTATGACTTATGATTGGGGTGATGGAGATATTTCAACCCCAGCAACGTACTCACAATCTTCGTCGGGCGCACCTACGAATTATGGCGGCAGAAATATAAAATATAACACAACTAACGTATTATACGGCGGCTCATCGAAGCCGATTATGACCAGTGATATTCAGGGATCAGGCTTTTCCGCACAGGCTACTTTTGTGACCGTTGGTCAGACTGAACCATTTTCGGTTCAAGGCATGGTCTTTGAATTTACTTCGGCAGGGAGAAGATAACAGATGGCAGGTTACACACGGCAGTCTACTGGGCAGATTATTAACGGATCACCCATTACTGCGCCCCCGCTTAACTCTGAGTTTAACCAAGTGGCGGCTGCTTTTAACGCCACTACAGGGCATGGGCATACTGGCGGCGTAGGTGACTCGCCTAAAATTAATTTGGCTACATCTGTGGTTGGAATCTTGCCTACTGCTAATGGTGGGTCTGGCGGTAAAAACAATTTTGCTGCTACAGCGGCCCCGTCTATCAGCAATGATAATACTCAAGGCTATGTACCCGGATCTATGTGGGAAAACATAAATAACGGACGGGTATATGTTTGTGTAGGCAGTGCTACTGGTGCCGCTGTTTGGCGTGAACTCGTCACAATTTTCACTAATAACAAGATCGAACCTGCAATCCACAACACCGTCGATCTAGGCACCCCTACCGTAAGATTTCAGGATTTATTTTTACAAGGCGGCATTGCAGCGGCTGGCAACACAGCACTAGGCGGCACTCTCAACGTCACAGGTGCATCGACGCTTGCTGGCACAGCAAACATTACTGGTGCGGCTACAATGGCAAGCACCCTTGGCGTTTCTGGCAATGTGGTTTTATCAACAAATCTCAACGTCAGCGGTACTACTACGCTTTCAAATGCGGATATCAATGCTGGCTCAATTGACAACGTTGCGATTGGTGTTACCACCGCCTCAACGGGTGCTTTCACAACCATTACAACGTCAGGCCAAGCAACATTAGCCAGCGCAGATATTAACGGTGGTTCAGTTGATGGTGCTGTCATTGGTTCTAGTACTCCTGCCGCAATCACAGGCACTAACATCACAGCCAATACGGGCTTTGTAGGTGACCTAACAGGGAATGTCGCAGGAAACCTTACAGGCAATTCGGCAGGAACGCATACAGGCGCTGTGGTTGGTAATGTCACAGGTAATGTGACCGCTTCAAGCGGATTGTCTACGTTCAACAACGTGACGGTCAACGGCACACTTGATGTTACTGGCACAACAATTGCCAACGTAAATGACCCTGTGAATGCACAAGACGCTGCCACTAAAAGTTATGTTGATACGGCTGATGCACTAAAATTGAATTTGGCAGGGGGTACGCTTTCGGGTGACCTCGCTATGGCATCAAACAAAGTAACAGGATTGGCTGACCCCGCTTCTGCACAAGACGCAGCTACCAAATCTTATGTCGATACCGCAGACGCCACTAAATTACCGTTGGCGGGTGGTACGATGTCGGGCGATGTCACTATGGGTGGCAACACAGTAA